CTGATCACGCGCACCACCTTCACCATCGGCAGTGTTCTGGCCATCATCGGCTTTCTGGCCGGGTATTTCCCTTCCCGCAGAGCGGCAAGACTGGTCGTTGTCGACTGCTTGCGCTACTGAGAGGACTTTTTCCATGCACATGCTCCTGCTCATCAGAGAATTTCTGGATGATATAAAAAAGGCCGAATCAATCGGCCTTCCGGAAATTCTATTTCGGATGTGTTACATGGTTTGGGCGAGATAATGATCATAGAGTTTCAACACGGCAGGAATATATTCCCGTGTCTCTTTCCAAAGCAGCTCGTCATCTTTGCCACTTGCGAGCCAGACTGATGCATGGCGCTCACCGGCGTTGTAGGCAGCGAGTGCGAGGTGAATGTTGCCGCTGAAGCGATCGAGCATTTCGCGCAGGTAACGTGCTCCCGCATCGATATTGGTACAAGGCTCGTAAAGCTGCGAATAAGCGTTGGTCTGATGCAAACGCAATGCAAACGCATAGCGAACGCAATGCCATAAGAGAAGATAAGATAAGAGAAGAAGAGAAGAGAGAGAGTAATAGATTTACCGCGCCCACGATTTCTGAAATTCAACAATATGCTAAAGAAAAAAAATATGTTAGTTTTAACGCTGCCCGATTTCATGCTTACTATGAATCCAATGGTTGGAAGGTTGGCAAAAACAAAATGAAAGATTGGAAAGCAGCAGCCAGAGGTTGGCAAAGTAGAGAATCAGAAAATACCCAAGTACAAACCACAGCCAGCAAATATGACTTTTTATGAAATATGATCACCAAATAGAGCGATTGGTAATAGGTACTGCCATTACTACGGAAAAAGGATTGATAGACCTTTTAGACACAATCCAAGATCACAGAACATTTACCCACCCAGAATGCAATGATGCGTACAAATGCCTTAAAGAATTGTATTATACCAGCGAAGGGGTAAGCATTATCAGTATTTCAAGGCTGGCGCAAATAAAATTTCAAACAAATAAGCTGCAATTTGCATCTTTCTTAATTGACTGCACAAGCATAGTAGTATCCGATCAAGTACAAAAACAAAACTGTTTAATACTACTCCAATACTACATACGCCGTAGATTGGGCGAATCTGGGCAAAAATTAATATCAATGAGCGAGGATGAAGGGCGCGACACCTTGGAGTTATTAGCTACTGCCATAACAGAAGTTCACCAAATAGATAACAATATTGATGTACATAAATCTGTACAATGGGCAGAAGTGGTAGAGCAGATGGTTACGCATTTTGAAATACAAAATAGCGGAGAAACACCCGAAGGGATTACCACAGGCATTATAGACCTTGATAAAAAAATAGGAGGATTTACTCCAGGTCAGCTTATTACCGTAGCCGGTAGACCAGGTATGGGCAAAAGTGCTTTTGCACAAAGTATATTAATTCACGCCGCGCAAAGATTCGGCAGAGTGCTAATGTTTAGCCGAGAGATGAGCGCAATAGAAATAGCCAAGCGCATAACAGCTAACCAACTGGAAAACCTAAATATGGCCGATATTTTCGGAAATATGGATAAGGCCAAGATTGAATATTTAAAACAAAACTTGGATCAGTTAAAAAATCTGCTCATAGAAGTAGATGGCAAAAGCAGTAACCTAACCGAAGTGATTTACAAGATTCGCAAAGAGCATAGCCAGCACGCCCTAAAAGTTGTGATAATAGACTATTTGCAATTACTTAGCGGATTTGCAGATAAACGCTACCGAGGGCAAACAGAAATATTAAACGACCTTACAAGGGAACTAAAGGCATTAGCCTCTAAATTAGAATTACCGATTATTGTTCTTAGCCAGCTAAATAGAGAAGTAGAAAACCGACCCAACAAAGAGCCTCAGTTATCAGATTTAAAAATGAGCGGCAGCATTGAGGAAGATAGTAATATGGTTATTTTGCTTTACCGCCCAGAGTATTATAACTTAGACACCTTCCCCGATGGCGATCCATCTTATGGCAAAGTAGATATTATAGTAGCCAAAAACAGAAACGGCAAAACCGGAAAAGTAAGGGCAGAGTTCATTGGTGAAAAAGTAAAATTTCAAAATTTGCAAACAATGCCATACATACCGCAAAATCAAATGCCATGGGATTAAAATTTTAAAAAAGGGGAAAGGATAACAACTAACAATTTAATGGGCAGCTGGCAAAGCCCTTAGATTTTTGTTAGCGGTTAAATTGACAACCTTTCCCTTTTTTTTACTTTAGCATACACAATGAAACAACAAATGGCAAACATTACTCAAGAGCAAGAAGGCGTGGAAAGTTTTAACGCTTGGATAGAAGATTTAGAAGAAAGCAAGCAGCCAGAAGCTTGTAACATTGATGATCCTAACTGCGAAAATTGCGGTAGTTGAAAAGCGAAGAATCAATATTGCAACAGACTTGCGTAAAATGGTTCAGATATGAGTACCCACAGCACCAACGCTTTTTAGTGGGCATTCCTAATGAGGGGCAAAGAACACCTAAGAATGGCGCAAGAATGAAAGCGCAAGGAATGATAGCTGGGATTTCAGATTTAATACTTTTTGATCCAGAATCAGTACAAATGCCTATATTCTTAGAATGCAAAACGCAAAAAGGTAGGCAAAGCCAAAGCCAAAAGGAATTTGAAGCAGAATATACCGAGGCTGGATATAAGTACTATATCTTTCGCAACTTTGATGAATTTAGAGAATTAGTAAATAACTACTTGCAATGATAATACTATCAGACCCAGGCTGCGAAATAGAACACATCACCCAGCAAACAGAAATAGAACAACCTGACTAATGAGAATGCTCTGCCCTATGTGTGATGGTGAAGGTATGCTAAAAACAACCTACAAGAAAACCAATACCTACGGCATAGAAATAAGATTAGATACTTACGAGCCTTGCCCCCTTTGCATAGCCAGCGGAGAAGTACAAGTAATAAAAGCTGAATATGACTAATCATCAACTTTGGAATCGCATATACAAAGCCATTTATAAGCTTACCGGATGCCGAGATATGGCGTACAAAGAAGCCAACCGAAGGCTATTAAAGCAGAATTAATACCTTTGCATAAGTAACAAGCTAACAATTATGCCATTACCAACGCCAAATGTAGAGGAAAGCCAAGAGGACTTTATGAGCCGATGTATGGCCGATGGCATTATGAACGTAGAATTTCCAGATTCAGAACAACGGTATGCCGTTTGTATGGCTCAATATACAGATAAGGTAATTGCAGACTTTAGAGAAAGATTACAATGAAAGAAAGAGGAAGGCCTAAAGCAAGCATAAAAGAACTGCCTGATAATTGGCAAGATGAAATATTAAAACTATATGGTGAAGGTGCTTCAGATGTGGAAATCAAAGCCCTAATCTATCAATGGCGCGGTAGTTTTTCTAATGATCTTTGGGATCGGTGGATGGATGAAGAGCCAATTTTTTCGGAAACCATAAAAGTTGGCAAGCTGTTTTCTCAGCAATGGTGGGAGAAGAAAGGCCGCAAGAATCTTGAGAATAAAGACTTTAATTACACCGGTTGGTTTATGAATATCAAAAATCGGTTCTACAATGATTGGCGAGATAGAAAAGATTTAGACCATACTACCAAGGGCAATAAAGTAAGCATACCAGTAATATCCTTCTTCGATACTGAAGAAAGTGAAGATTAATAGAAAATATCTTCCGTTAATTAAAAACAAAACACGCTACTTCATAATTACCGGGGGGCGTGGATCTGCCAAGTCTTTTTCTGTAAACGTATTCTTAGCATTGATGACTTACGAGGTAGGTCACCGCATACTATTTACACGCTACACAATGGCCAGCGCGCATAAGTCTATTATACCCGAATTACTGGAAAAGATAGACCTAATGCAAAAACACCCCGATTTTGATGTAAATAGAAACGAAATAAAAAACGTAGTTACCGATTCCAGCATTATATTTTCTGGAATTAAGACCAGTTCCGGCAACCAAACCGCCAACCTAAAATCATTGCAAGGCATTACTACCTGGGTATTAGATGAAGCCGAGGAAATGACAGATGAAGAAACATTTGATACCATAGACCTATCGGTGCGTAATAAGCATATGCAGAACCGCATCATACTTATTATGAATCCAGCCAGCAAAGAGCATTGGGTGTACAAGCGTTTCTTTGAGCAAGCAGGCGTGCAGCCTGGTTTTAATGGTGTGAAAAATGATGTTACCTACATACACACCGATTACCGAGATAACAAGGAGCATTTGGCAGATAGCTATTTAAGGCAAATAGCAGAGATAAAAAGACTTAATCCAGCCAAATATCAACACAAGATATTAGGAAGCTGGATGGATAAAGCAGAGGGCGTAATCTTTGAAAACTGGGAATTGGGAGAGTTTGACAATAGCTTGCCGTTTATATTTGGGCAAGACTTTGGTTATTCTGTTGACCCTACAACGCTAATAAAAGTAGCCATAGACGAAAAGCGCAAAATAATATACCTACAAGAATTGCTATACCGCACAGGTCTTAGTACCGATATGATAGCCTTTGAGAATAAGCAAAAGGCAAAAGATGGGCTAATAGTAGCTGATAGCGCAGAGCCAAGGTTAATAGCAGAATTAAAAGCTAAACCGCATTATTGCAACATAGTGCCAGCGCAGAAAGGGCCAGATAGCGTAAGATCGGGAATAGCCAAGATGCGAGATTACAAGATGATAGTAACGCCAGAAAGCATTAACTTAGTGAAAGAATTAAATCATTATATTTGGAGTGACAAAAAGAGCAATGTACCGGTGGATGACTATAACCATTGCCTTGATGCTGCTCGTTATGCCTTTGAGCGTTTAAGCAGAAAGCGTACTTTTGTAGCCGTTTAACCTTCCTTCACCGTTGATCCCCCAAAATTTTATAGCATGAATGTAATACAAAAGTTGGGGGCAAAGATTTTAGGCATTGATGCCCAGAAAGATTTTTTACCCTTAGACCAAAACCAATTATTTCGCCAGCTATTTAAGTATTACGGCCAAAACACCCCAGTACAGCCGGAGTTCAATATGGAAGAGTATATCCGCCAAGGGTATAACTATAACTTCCTTATTTACTCTATCGTTTCTTTTATTGCTCGCAAAGCCAGCAAAGTAGAATATAAAGCATACCGATATACCAAAGGAGGGCAAAAGGAAGAACTACCAGAACATCCCATTTTAGAATCTATTTATGCGCCTAACAGCTACCAAGGGAAAAGCGAGTTCTTAGAGCAGTACCACGGCTTTAAATTGCTTACAGGCAATAGCTACATCTATACGCCCATCTTAGATAGTGGCATTAACAGAGGGAAGTTTACAGAGATGCACGTTATGCCTGCACATTGGGTTGAGATTGTCAGCGGTGGTATGTTTAACCCAGTTGGTGGCTATCGGTTAAGGTATGGCGATGATGTAAAGCCTTTTGATGTCGATGAGGTATTGCATAGCAAATACGCCAATTACTACTACGACAACGGCGAAAACTTGTACGGACAAAGCCCAATTCAAGCAGCTTGGCCACTACTTCAAAAAAGCAATAGCAATATAGCAGCAGCAAAAAGCAGCTTTGATAACAAAGGAGCGCAAGGGGTGCTATTCGATAAAAGCGAAGTTACCAGCAATGGTATGCGCCCACAGCTAACAGAAGAGCAGTTCCAAAAGATGCAAGCGCGTTGGGATAAAAAGATTAGAGGCCCAAAAAACAAAGGGCGAATACTTATGACTGCTGGCGATTTCGGATATATTGATTTAGGAATGTCACCTGTTGATTTGGCATTGATTAGCGATAGCCAAGCAACTAAAAGAGATATTTGCGACATCTTCCACGTTCCCAGCATCTTGTTTAACGATCCCGAAGGCACTACTTATAACAATCAGCAAGAAGTTAGGAAAAGAGCCTGGACTGATGCCATAATGCCTGAGTGCGATCACTTTGCCGATGAATTTACAAGGCACGCTAAGAACGCTTACAAGAGCGAGGGCGATATATGGGTAGTTGCCGATTATAGCGCAATAGAAGAACTGCAAGCTGACAAAAGGGAAATGATTGAATGGCTGGAAAGAGCCTGGTGGATTAAAGGCAGCAAAAAGCAAGAGATAATGGGTATAGAGCCAGATGAAGAACTGGATAAATATTTTATACCTATGGGCTTAGTGCCAAGCGATGAACTAAATATTGACCCTACTATTTTCGAGCAAGCCAAGGAAGAAAACTTAGATTACTTCAGGAAAAAGAATTAGTTTAGTGGTCTTATGGCCGAGTTAAACAACCAAAACGCTGATTCTCAAGGCTGGTATTACATTGACACTTATACAGGTGAGGTATGTTATTATACCTTATAAAAAGTTTGAGATCAACACCGAAAAAGGGTGTAATGTCAAAAATAAAACTAAAGACGATTTCACAAAGTGTAAAATACAAACTATGAAATGCCCAACAGGACATCACCGAGGAATTAGAAAGGCTTGCCCAATATGCCAAGGCAATAACAATGTAACCAAAGAAGAAGCAATACATAGGGTAAACATTATTGATCCTTATAGGCTATCTTATAATTACATTATTGAAAGATTAACCAATGAAACCAGTTAAACCAATAAAACACGATCCAGGCGTAACGCGAGAATTTTGGCGTTCTGTTAGTCAAGTCTTTTTATTTATAATCTTTGTGGCTATTATCTATTCAATTTACGCTGGCATTATAGAATGAAAATATTTATTACCGGATGCGCCAAAAGCGGCACAACGCTATTAAGAAGGTTATTTAATGCCTTTGAGCTATCGGTATGTAATGACCGAGAAATAAGCTTAAAAGACTTTATAGAAAGCAACTACGAGGTAGGCAAGCGCACGCATAATAGCATTTTTAGTTCGGAACTTTATGCGCCAGATGTAAAGAAGCAACTAAAGCTAATAAAAAATAACGATGTAAAAGTGGTTAATATTATTCGCGATAAAGACCAGGTATTAGCTTCCGATCATGGCTACGTTAGCGAATCCAGATATTACGAATCAGTAGCACAGGCATTTTATTATCGTGATTACATTGTAACTACTGTTTATTATTCTGAACTAATCAGCAACCCTGACCAAGTGCAACAAGTATTAGCAAAGAAGTTAGGGCTAAAGATATTACACAAGTTTAGCGAGTACCCCAATTTTATAGATGCCAGCCAAGAAACAACTATTACTGGTCTTAATATGGAATTAAGGCCAATCGGCGCACCTTACAAATAGTGTTACATTTGCAATGTGAATCAACGACAGCTAATAGCATACTGGCGAAAACAAGACCGCAAGAAACTTGCCTACGAGCGCAAGTACATAAGGCGTTTTAGGCGTGCATTGGCAAATCAAATCAAGCCAGTTTTAGATTATATCAATCAAGCGCAAGATCCGCGCATAGTTGTAACCCAGCTTGACACACTAATTACTAAAGACGAAATAGAGAAAGTATTTACTGACCTTCATTATGAGGTCGGTTTAGACTTTTTAAGATCATCAGCGCAAGGGTTAAAAAGCAGCTATGGCATAATGACTACCAAGCAAGATGAAGATGAAGAGTTTTTAGAATTGTGGCAGCTAATAATCCAGCGATATATTAGAGAGGATGCACTTGGCGATATTGTAACCATATTAGAAACAAGCCGAGATGATGCGCTGCGTATTATTCAAAACATCATTAGCCAGGGTTTAGAAGAGGGCTGGGGCATAGATGAATACAGCCGAGAGATGCGCAAGCAGGTACCTAAAGAATGGCGTAAGCGTTTATTTAGGGCTGAGGTTATAGCCAGAACAGAAACTGGAGCAGCAGCCAGCTTTGGCAGTCATCAAGGCGCACTAAGCACAGGATTAGAATTTGATAAGGTTTGGATTGCTATTTTAGATAAAGCCACAAGAGATAGCCATAGGTTTATAGCTGGCGAAAGGCGCAAATTGCGACCAGACGAACCATTTAGCAATGGGCTATTATACCCAAACCAAAAGGGCGCACCGGCGGAAGAAGTGATTAACTGCCGATGTAATGTCGGTTATGTTAGACCGTTGTAGTTATCCTTCCCTTTTTATATACTCCTCAATAAGCCTTCTGCCTTC